CAACTTGGGCAAGCCGCCCATCAGGAACGAAATCAAGGTTGAAAGTAAAGTCAGCATTATCCTAGTCCTATCATTCCAAGTAGTTTATTGACAATTTTCCCCGCCAACTCATCGGGCAGGAACCGGAGCAGTCCAAGCACCCACCACGCAATGCACAGCCTGACAAAGACTTTGAGGAAAAGGTCAAACTGTTTTTGGTACTCATTCACCGCCCACACCTTGATCTAGCACACAGATCAGATACTTCATTGATCCCCCAGCCAACAGCACCAATAAACATCACAATAATAACAATGGCAACTGCCCACTGCATTTGCTCAGCTTCATCCTCTTTGCGCTTTTTCTCTTCAGCGTGTAAGGCCGCCATCTCTTTGGCATCATCCCTGTCCATCTCAGCTTGACGAGCCTTGGTTGCATTCCATACGTCTATGCGCCCAGCTTGCATGAACAACATTTTTAACTGCTCTTCAAACCGCTTGGCTTCATCCAAAGCCATCTCAATTTGTAACGCCGAACCAAGATTAGACTTACCGCCTGTACGCTTGGCTTGAAGCATGGCCTTGGTAGCGGTGCTCTTTGCATCAAAAAGCTTGGCAATTGACGGCGTTAGACCTGCCAGATCACTAGCGACTTTGCTCGCTTTTTTAACGACACTGATTGCAGTTTGCAATCCTTCTAGCGCCGTGATCGGATCAATCATTTCCGTTCAACCTTTTGCCACTCAAGGCATACTACTTTACGGTTGTAGACATCACCCGTCCACGCCCAACGTACGCAGCGGTATTCAGTCTTTTTATCTTGGCTGGCTGCTCCCGGTAGAAAAACCAAAAAGAGCATTAAAAGCCAGCGCATACATAGTTAGGTCGTGGGAGCGACCCAGTTAGGATCGTTAGGCCAAGTCATTGTCCAAGGGAAACCACTTGCAGAAGTGATGTCACGCAGAGCTTGACGGTATGTAGCCCATGCAGCTTTGTCAGCAGTGCTGTCGGCAATCTGTGTCCAGTCGCAGTCTTTGAGCATTTGGGTGCGTGATGCACGTACAGATGCGGCTTGTTCTGCGTCTTTCATTGCCTTGTATGCTGTTTCATTCTCAGCGGCTGTTTTGGCAGGCTGGCCTTCTGATGCTGGCGTATCTGTAAACACTGGGCCGAGGATGTAGTTGGTGTACCACTTGTCGCCAATATGAACAACGCCTGAACGCATTGAGTATTGGTAGACTGTGCCGCCGGAAGCTTGTGGGCCTTCGTAGACAATGTCTGCGCCCCACTCATTTAGAATAGCCTCGTTGATTTCCTTGGGGAAACCCAAGCCAGTTTGGAGTTGGCGAAACTCATGGTCAAACATGACCGCGCCTGTACTTCTTACACGAACTTCCATGATGTGCTCCTTTTAAGCAATTGCGAGAAAAATAAATGTACCACCGTTGGCGTTAATCGCGGCTGGTGCGGTTGAGGTTATGTCAAAACCTACTGATGTAGTGTCAACGTAGTCAGTGCCCGTGACTTCTGCGGCTGTGGTGTTGAGCAAGAGGTAAGGATCGTTAGCAGGAATAATTCCCCGTGCGCTATCCCAGACGTACCAGTCGCCCGTACTGTCAGTCCGTTTAATGAGAACGAAACGGCTACCGCCTGTGAAGCCACAGTTGATTGTCTGGGCGGCCCCCGTACCTGTGTAGCTTCCTACTTTGGAAACCCCTGCGCAAGTTGCAAAGAGGTAGTTGACGTAGTTATCAGTGTTAGTATTTGTAGCCGACCCATTCCCTAACGTAAATTGAGTTGATGTTGGTGCAGTGTCGTTCCAAGCCGTGTTATCAACGGCTTCACCACTTGTGCTGTTTAAGTACACATTTTTTGTAGGGCCTAATGTTGCAGAATAAACATACCAAAATGTAGTATTAGTTCTGCATTTAACAATCATTAGTTCAGGTACGACTCCCAAGTTGTGAGTAACATTCAACCCGGCAGCCCCAGTGCCTGTGTAGCAAACCTCATCAAAGAAGCCGGGGGCACGTTTAAAGTTCCAAGTTACAAAAGTATCTGGACTTATATTGGAAAACCCATCAGCCGCACTCCATGTTACTTTTGTATTGCTATCAACTAACCATTGACTTGATCCAAAAGTTCCTTCTGCGGCAGTTGAATCAGTAAAAAGATAGGGCCTTGAGCCTCTTAATCTATCCCATACTTCATGGGAAGCACTTGAGTTTCTTTTACCCACCCATGTTGAATCAACTGGAAAGTTAGTTGTGTAATTTGTTCCCGCGCCTGCGCCAGTATACGCATTAGGACTGAACACACTAGTGCCCAAAGTTGGCACTGCCATCGGGCCACGACGGATGGCTATGTATATGTAATCAGAGCCACTTCCGTTGTAGTTTGATCCGCCTGAATCAATTTGAAATCCAGTTGCAGTTGGTGCAATTACTTGTGCTGAAACTTCAGCGTTGGCAAGATTCGGGCTTAAAAGAGCATCGGATGATGGGTCAAATACAAAACCCCGCATATTGTCAAAAATATACCAATTTGCAGTTCCACCAGTTGCTCGTTTAATCATTAACCATTGAGGCTCAAATCCAACAGTTACTTGTAAAATAGCGCCAGTACCCGTATAAGACCCACACGAAATTACATTGTCTGTACCAGTCAGGCCAAAGCCCCCTGCGTTGTGGGCAAAGATATAAGCTACGTAATTTATTCCGTTTTTATTGCTGTCAAGGCTAGGTTGGTTAGCTTGAAAAGTTGTAGATGTAACATTCCAAACATTTGAACCTTGATTAACTTCAGCGGCAGTTGCACTTAAATATACGTTGTAATTGTTTGGAGTGGTAAGGCCTCTATGGTAAATATACCAACCATTAACATCGTTAGACGCTTTTACAATAATACAACCCGGAGTTGAGCCAAGATTGTGTGAAATTGTTTGGTTTGTAGCGCCATCGCCCGTATAAGTTACAACATCAAAAAACTTAGCTTGTTCTCTAAATGTCCATGAAGTGTAAGTCTTACTTGTGCCGTTTGTTTCTCCATCTGTGCCAACAGTAAAACCTGATGTAGTAAAAGCACTAACTCGCCCAGCGTCATTTACTGATGCGTCAGCAGCATTAGGTCTTAAAGCATTAGGAGCGCCCCTTGCAGTATCAACTAACACATGAGGTTCAGCCGCATTTCTTCCTTTAATCCAAACCGCTCCACCATTACCAGACAAGTCAATGCTATTAGTTATAGTCTGAGCAACGCCTGTACCCGTATACAAATACGTACTGAACAGATTCTCAATAAACAAGTTTGGATTGACATTACCTGCCGTGGGCCATTGGCCTAGTTTCTGCCAGTAAGCCTGTTGCTCAAGCGTCCACACACCGGGCGCAGTGCTGTCTGAGTATGCGCCTGATGGTACAGGTGCGGTCTTGGAAATTATTCCGCCGGGGTATTTTGAACTCATGTTGTACCTTTAAGCGATAGCCAAGAAGATGAAGGTTCCGCCAGAGGCGTTTAAACCTGCGGGGGCGGCGGCGGTTACTTGAAAGCCCACTGCGGTTGTGTCTACGTAGTTAGTACCGGTGACTTCAGCGGCAATTGAGTTTAAGAGAAAGTACGGATCGTTGCCTGACGTAATACCGCTGGCTGAGTTGAATAAGTACCAATCACCAGTTGAGTCAGTACGTTTAATCAAAATAAACCGAACGCCTGCTGCAAACCCACAGTTGATTGTTTGAGTGGCTCCCGTGCCTGTGTAGCTACCGACTTTGGAGACACCAGCGCAGGTTGCAAAGAGGTAGGCGACATAGGTCGAACTAACGGCGTTTACGTCTGTATTTAAACCAACAGTAATTGCAGAACTTGTTGGCGGTACATAATTTGTATTGTTGCCAAAAAGATTTATTTCTGGTGCTGCGTTAAAAAAAGCAAACGTGCCGTCTAAGAATCCGTATTTGTTAATGTTTGTTACAAGTGCGGGCCAACCGCCAGATCCACCGCTTCTTCTTTTAACAATGAGCAATTCTGGAACTACTGTTAGATTGTGCGTAATGTTTTGTGTGGTTCCATTCCCTGTATAGCAAACTTCATCAAAATAGCTAGGGGCACGACTAAAGAAATAGTTGACATAAGGGATTGTCCCAAGGGTTGCTGTAATGCGAACGCCATTTTGTTGGTCTAATGCCCAGTACGCTTCGTTGCTTTCAGTACTGGTTGAATTTGGATAAAGCGTGTAATTAGCGCTTGTACTAGAACCACGTAAGCGGTCAAAAATACGCATTTGGTTAGCGCTTGTTCCTTTTGACCAGCTTGCATCAACAGTAGGCTGACCCGGAATAACTACGCCATTAGTAAAATCGTTATTTAGTACAGAGGTATACACTTTAGTTGCATCTGTAGGCACTGCCATTAGACCACGGCGGATGGCTACGTAGATGTAGGTGTCGCCATCATAATTTATTGTAAACCCAAGCCCCCCGGTAATTGTCATGCCCGTAGCGGTTGGCACGATAACTGGGGCAGTAGGACTTGATTCCGCATTAGATAGATTGGGCGCAAGAGTTTTTGCGCTACCTGCCAGCGGCATTCCTCGCATGATGTCGAGCATTTGCCAATCTGTTGAATCCCGCCCTATGTTTTTAACTAAAACCCATTGCGCTTCGTATCCAAGATTTATGGCAATATTGCTTGATGACCCCGTATAGGAACCACACGAAATTACGTTGTCCGTTCCATTTACGCCAAAGCCTCCTGCGTCATGGGCGTATACATAAGCCACGTAAGATTGACCACTACCGTTAACTTCAGAAAAACTACCAACAGTAAATACGCTTGAGGTTGGTGCTGTATTGTTCCAAACACCAATTGCCGCACCCAAAGAGCTTGCACTGTTCAGGACTATGTACTGTGTTGCACCCAAATAACGATGGTAACAATACCAACCGCCTACGCCGGATGTTTGTTTTACAATAATAAAACCGGGAGTAGAACCTAAAGAATGGGCAATGTTTTGAGCAGACCCCGTGCCCGTGTAAGTCACAATGTCAAAGAACTTGGCTTGTTCGCGGAATGTCCATGAGGCGTAGGTAATATTAATATTGTTCCAGCCAGCGCCGGGATTTGCTCTGTTTTTTGTATCAAAGCCGGTTGTGCCAAACGCAGAAACACCCATGTCAGCATAATTTGTAGATGCCGCAGTGCCGTTTGAATTTAAACCATAATACGCACCTCTAGTAGTATCAAACAAGCCATGTGATTCCGTATAAGAACCATTTGCAGACCTGTTTTTCATCCAAACTAAACCACCGTTGCCGGACAAGTTAATGCCGTTGGTAATGGTTTGTGTAGTTCCATTGCCCGTGTAGAGATACGTTGAATACACGTCTTCAATGTAGTTAGGAGAAAGCGCGGTAATGCTATTGCTTGCCGCACTAGCTGGGCTTGTTCCTGTGGCGTTTGTTGCAGTGACTGTGAACGTGTATGTCGTACCAGCAGTTAAACCTGAAACCGTAATAGGTGAAGATGCCGCAGTTCCCGTAAATCCACCGGGGCTGGATGTCGCTGTGTAACTTGTAATGGCAGAGCCACCATTGGTTGTAGGCGCAGTAAATGCTACCGAAGCAGAAAACACTCCAGCCGTAGCTGTACCAATCGTAGGCGCACCGGGATTGCCGGGCCAGTTTCCTGCGCCCACTGCCTGCATCACTGCCTGCTCTGTCCAAATTCCAGAATAATTAGGCATTGTTCGTCCTCAAGCAATCGCTAAGAAAATGTATGTTGACCCTGCAACATTAACGGGGATGCCGGGAGATGTTGCATTTATAGTAAAACCAGTAGAAGTTGTACCTACATCGTTAAATCCAGTAACTTCTGCGATAGTATTGTTAAGCATTAAATATGGGTCATTACCGGATGTGATGCCACGGGCAGAATCCCAAACAGCCCAGTGACCAGCTTGGTCGGTTCGCCTAATTAACACAAACCTTGCTCCAGTGGTAAATCCGCAATCAATGATTCGCCCATCCGCATTGTTGCCTGTGTATGAACCTACTTTGGAAACACCTGCGCAGGTTGCAAATAGGTAGGCAACGTATGTATGTCCACTATCATTTACACCGGGGCTGTTATCTATGCTGAAAACAGAAGATGTTGGCGTAGTATTGTTCCAAGTATCATTAGTAGCAATTGCACCAGTCGAGTTTAAAAATAATTCTTTTGTATTTCCAGAGGCTTGGTTATATACATACCAAGCAGCGGGGCTTCTCGTTCTGCTCTTTACAATCATTAACTCAGGCACTGCCGCTAAGTTATGCGTCACAGTTCTATTTGCTCCCGTCCCTGTATAGCAAACCTCATCAAAGAAACCGGGGGCGCGTTTGAAGTTCCAGTAAATTGCGTTGTACCCACTGCCTAAAAAGTTTCCAGGAATTGTGTAGCCAGTATTGTCAAAATACCTTGTTGCGTTTGATGCGTTATTTTCTGCATCCGTTAAATCTGTATATAAAGAAACACCACTTGTAGTGGTATTAGTGCTAACGCCCCGAAGCCTATCGGTTGCTACTTTACTGCTACCACCATCTGCGGGTAACGCCCAAATTTGTAAATCAACAGGGAAGTTTGTTGTTAACTTTGTTCCTGTACTACCAGCCGCTTGAATAGGACTAAACACACTTGTACCCACAGTAGGGACTGCCATTGGGCCTTTGCGGATAGCTATGTAAATCATGGTTGAGTTATTTGCAATAACGCCACCATCTGTAAAACCTGTTGCAGTTGGAAATAAACCACCACCCCATGCGTCTGCTTCAGCAACATCAAGGTTTGGTTTAAGTATATTGCCTTGCGTCAAACTCCATCCACGCATATTGTCAGCAAGTCGCCAATCACCAGTTCCACTTGAGCGTTTAACTAAAAGCCATTGTGGTTCATAACCCAAATTTACACTAACTGGAGAAGTGACAGTTGTATAAGACCCACACGAAATCACATTGTCTGTACCAGTTAGGCCAAAGCCTCCTGCGTTGTGGGCGAATAGGTAGGCTACATATGTAACACCACTTGAATTAGGATAATTCCCGGGGTTATCAAAAATACCCGCTGTATCAAAAGTTGTAGATGTTGGATAGTTACCAAGACTACCAGAATAAAGAGCCGCTCCTGTTGAATTTAACGAAAGTCCCGTAGCATATGTAATAGAAGAAACTGGGCTAGAAGCCCCACCAGTACGAGCACACACAGCCCAATCGCCAACTGCTGATATTGATTTGCAAATAATAAGTCCCGGCGTTGAACCAAGATTGTGGCTGATTACTTGCCCCCCTCCTGCCCCATTACCGGTATAAGTCACAACATCAAAAAACTTTGGTTGCTTGCGGAATGTCCATGCTACCGAAGTAACTCCAGATTCGTTCATACCAGTGAAGTAAGTGGTTCCGAATGTAAACCCATCTGAATTAAATGAAGTTATTCCAGAGCCTGCTGAAGAAGTTGCTGTTGCATCTGTTGTGTTTGAATACAGCGCTTTATCTGCACCGCGTACAGTGTCGATCAGGTCGTGATAAGACACATTGGAACGTCCTTTATTCCAAACCAAACCACCATTGGCAGACAAGTTAATCCCATTGGTAATGGTCTGTGTAGAGCCGTTACCCGTATACAAATACGTACTAAACAGATTCTCAATGTAATTCACCGCAGGAGTCA